AAAGTAGTTAAAGGTTTAAACAAAGCGTCTAAGTCTCATAAGAAACAATCTAACACATTAAAAAAAGTTTTAAAAAATGGTACTAAAAAAATATCAAAATCCTAAAGGTGGGCTTAATGAAGCCGGTCGTAAACATTTTGAAGCTAAAGATGGTGGTAATTTAAAAGCACCTGTACCAAAAGGTAAGAATCCTAGACGAGTTTCTTTTGCTGCAAGATTTGCAGGAATGAAAGGGCCGATGAAAGATTCTAAAGGAAGACCAACTCGTAAGGCGTTGGCACTTAAAAAATGGGGCTTTGGCTCTGTAGAAGCGGCTCGTAAATTTGCCGCTAATAATAAGAAGAAATAATGAATCCAGATTGTGGAACTTGTAAAACTTGTGGTCATGCCTGTCATTGTAGTAATGGCGGTTCTTGTTGTGGTGGTCAATGTGAGTGTTGTAATTGTGAACATGAAGCAAATAATGCCTAATGCCAACATACGAATACTACAATAAAAAAACAAAAAAACACTTTACAGATATTCTACCAATTAGCCAAAGAAAAAAACCTTGTAAAGACCCTAATGTTTCATTAGTTATAGGAGTACCTAAAATGATTACCTTATCACCAATGAATACACCAGAAGATAAACTACGAACACAAATTGCTACAAAAGCACATGAGGGATTAAAAGTAAAAGGTAAACACGATACAAGAAAAAATAAATGGGTATGAAAAAAATTAAAGTTAAAAAAATTAAAAAAGAAATTAAACCTAAATTAAATAGTATTGGTTATCCTCACGATGACCCATATGGATTAATAGCGGCTTTTAAAAAAACATTTGGATTTAATAATGCTACCGATAAAAAAAGAAAATAAAGAGTTAACAAAGCAACAAGAAAGTTTTCTTGAGGCATTGTTTGGAGAAGCTAATGGCAGTCCAAAAATAGCAGGAGAGATTGCAGGGTATGCTCCTTCATCTTATACTAAAGTTGTCAAAGCATTAAAAGAAGAAATATTAGAAAGAGCAGAATATTCTTTAGCATTTCATTCAGCTAAAGCTGTAAAAGGTTTAGTGACAGCTCTTGATGACGATGGCACAACTCCGGGAGCTAACACTCGTATGGAAGCGGCAAAACAAATTTTAGATAGGGTTGGTCTTGTAAAGAAAGAGAAAATTGATATTACTGGAAAAGTAGCTCACGGAATATTTATATTACCTCCTAAAGATGGAATTAATCAAACGTAAAGCAAGAACAATACCTTTTGGATATAAGTTAGCAGAAGATACAGATTATATAGAACCTATACCCGAAGAGTTAGAAGCTCTAAAACAAGCAATGAAATACTTAGAAAGTTGCTCATATAGAGAAGTGGCTAACTGGTTAAAAGCAAAAACCAAAAGACCTATTAGTCATGTTGGATTAAAAAAAATATTTGTAAAATGGAAGAACTTAAACCACCCAAGCCAAAAGCAAACCTCGGAAGAAAACGAGGAGAAGCTCAAGGAACAAAAAAGTATAGTACAGCAGTAAAAGCAAAAATATCTGCACAAAGAACTATACGAGAGCAAAATAAAAAAATTACAAAAGCTCAAACTGAGTTCCATAATGCAAAAAGAAAAAAAGAAAGTTTATTAAAAGTTGATGATGCTTTAAAAGGAAAAGAATCAACTGTACTAACAGAAGATGCTATAGAAAATCTTGCACCAAATGTACAAGAGCATGTAGAAGATAATGTTATCTTTAGACCAAATGATGGGCCACAGACAACATTCCTAGCGGCATCTGAAAGAGAAGTATTTTATGGTGGAGCAAGAGGCGGAGGCAAATCATATGCCATGCTTATTGACCCACTTAGATATTGTGATAAACAAAATCATAGAGCACTATTAATTAGACGTTCTATGCCAGAACTTAGAGATATGATTAATCATTCTCAACGTTTATATTCACAAGCATTCCCAAGTGCTAAATGGAGAGAGCAAGAAAAAGAATGGCGATTTCCATCTGGTGCTAGAATTGAATTTGGTTATGCAGAAAACTTAACTGATGTTTTGCGTTATCAAGGACAATCATATACATGGATAGGAATAGATGAGTTACCTCAATATCCTACTCCAGAAATCTATAACTTTTTGCGTTCCTCCCTCAGAAGTGTAGACCCAGAAATACCTGTATACATGCGTTCAACAGGTAACCCCGGCAACGTAGGTTCGGGATGGGTAAAAGAAATGTTTATTGACGCAACAGAACCGGGTAAACCTTTCGATGTAATAGTAGATACTATAGCAGGTCAGAAAAAAATTACAAGAAGATTTATACCTGCTAAACTTCAAGATAATCCATATCTAATGCAAACAGATGATTATCTTATTATGTTGTCATCTTTACCAGAAGTACAACGTAAACAATTTTTAGATGGTGACTGGAGTGCATTTGAAAATTCTGCATTTCCAGAGTTTGACCCTATAAAGCATGTTTCTGAACCTTTTGAAATACCTCGTAACTGGCATAGGTTTCGTACTTGTGACTGGGGTTATGCTTCTTATGCTTGTTGTTTATGGATTGCTATTGATTTTGATAACAATTTATGGGTATATAGAGAGTTATATACACAAAGAGTAACAGCAGATGTATTTGCAAAAAAAGTTCTTGAAGCTGAAAAAAATGAGTATATAAGATATGGTGTACTTGATTCATCTACTTGGGCAAGACGTGGAGATGTTGGGCCAAGCATTGCTGAAACAATGATACAAGAAGGATGTAAATGGAGACCATCAGATAGGTCACCAAGAAGTCGTGTAAATGGTAAATTAGAATTACATAAACGATTTTCTATTAGTGAAAGAACTGGTGAGCCTGCTTTAAAAATTTTTAATAATTGTAGAAATTTATTGAGAACACTACCTCTTCTTCCAGTTGATAAAAACAATCCGGAAGATGTGAATACAGATGTAGAAGACCATGCATATGACGCTTTACGTTATGGTGCAATGTCAAGACCTCTACATCCTAATGCATATAGTAATCAAAATTTTGTACAAGAACAAAAAGAAAAATTATTTAAACCGGCAGATAGAGTATTTGGATATTAATGCAAAGACCAGACAAAATTAAAATAGGGTATAAAGAATATAAACTAGAAGAATGGAAACAAACTGTTGCTAGTGCAAATGAAGCACAAGGACAGTTTTTTGCTAAAGAAGGTGT